CGTCTTTTTTTGTTCTTTAGCTGCTACTTCTTTAGCTTCTTTTTTTGGATCAAATGCTACTAATACTCCAGATTTAAAAGCAGTAATTATATTTCCTAATTTCTCTTTAGGAATATCATCTGTACAAAACACAGATTTATCATCTTCTAAATTAACGAAGCCGTATTCACCATGACTGCTATCAATATTATTATTTATATCAGTTGGTATTTCTTTTTGTTCTAGATATCCTTGTTCTTGGAAATCTTCCCATTCATCATCAGTAATATGTCCACGACCAATGAACTGAGTTTTAATATTATACAATGTAATATTAGAGCAATTTGCACCTATTGTGTCAAGCCACATAGTACCTTTTACCAATTTTAAATACTTTGGTAATTTCATATCTTTAGTTTTAGAATTTGTTCTAGCCATATGCACCTCCTAATTAAGTTATATGGTTCTTACTTAGTATAGTATAAATGTAAAAAAAAGGGACCCTCAATAAAGAGAGTCCCTAAATTATCTATAGTGTTTACTTATTAAGCAAGCATTCCAGATGGTTTCACATTTCTATCAATCTCACTAAGAGCTTGAGGATTAGTGTTAGCAAAGTTGTAGTTTCTATCAGTAGAAATATTTCTAGCAACAGCGATTCCTTTACCTTGTTCAAGTAAAGCGAGTCCCCACATTTCCTTAAGTTTAATATTTTCAATATCACGCTCAGGATCTGACCATCTATCCATAGTTACTGGCATTGACTGACCAATAAGACCACAGTTTGAACTATCTACCATAACAATGTTAGAAGTTGAACCTTTAGTAGTTTCATTAGCAGAACCAGGAGATCTTGGACCATATTGGAATGGTACATATTGAGTAACAAGTACTTCAAGTGGAGTTGGAAGATACTTAGGTGCAATATTAAATGTTGCTCCAAGTGGATTAAGAGTTTGAGTCCAAGCCCATCCACCTTTAGTTTCGTTACCTTCAGTTTTACGGTTACCTGTTGCAGTAGTTCTAAGACCAAGACCGTTATGTCCAGTTCCCCAATTCTCTGCATAAGATCCATTAGGATTCTTATAAGAAGTAACAGTTGCTCCCTCTAGTACAACTTCTCTCATTTCAGTATCAGTCATGAATGTTTTCCACGCGAGTGGATGCATCATAAGTGTATCTGGTGAGAATCCTCTATGAAGAAGATATGTGTAAAGTTCAAATATATCATTAACAGTCATAGAACCATTAGGTACACCTGAAATATTACGACCAGTTGTTGCTCCAATATAAGCATTAGATGGATTCATATTGTCATAAACATCATAACCCATTTCATTGATAAGTTTAGCAGCTGTACGTTCTTTATGACGGGCAAGTGCACGTCCTGCAGCACGAAGCCAAATACCAACTACATCAAAGAGGTTTTCACGAAGAACTTCTTCAGTAAGAGAAATCTTCAAACCATGCTTATCAGTAGTAAGTGCTACCATATCTCCACCATCGAGATCTACAAATCTTTCAGGATATTCTCCACCCTGTCCAACACGTCCAGCTTCCATAGCACCGATAGCACCAATCTGAACACGAGATCCTCTAGGAATATTAATTTCTTGAAATAACTTATCTACGATAAATAAGTTAGGTTCAATAGCTTCACGCACAACAGTTTCTACTGTCTGTGGGATAAAACGAGTTAAATCCTGAGTAGTAATTAAATCTTTAAGTTCAAAGAACTCTGAATTACCATCTGAATCAGTCATTAGACCACGATTTGTAAAAGCATCATATACGTTGCTAAACATTACTCTGTCTTCATTTGTTTTAAAGTCTCTAAGAGCCACTTCATCTTTTATATACATTTGTAATCTCCTTATTATGATACTAGAAGTTGAATTCTAGCTACACCGTATACTCCAGTTTGAACAAGTCCTAAGACATCTTCAATAGTTGGATTGTTGCCTTTAGCAATTTCTGCCGCTACAACGAATTCGAATAAGAATGATGGAAGACCAGCAGTCTGAGTACCAGGCATTCTTGATCCAGGATATGTTTGAACATCTTCAAGTCCAGATTTAGGGAAACGAGTATCAATACCAACAAGCTTACCAACAGTTTGGTTAGTTTTAGGTGTTTTAAGATCACCTAATGCTTGAGGCATATAGTTACCAATTGCATCTGATTGAACAAAGATTCCAGGTTTAAACGCTTCACCGTCTACAGCAGTCATATACGCATATTGATCTGAAGCAACAGCAAATGCATCACGAGCAGCAGCATCATCTGCAGCAGTAGCTCTAAGTGTTTGAACAACACCAGATGCTTCTATAACATAAGGTACTTCAATATACCAGTCAGTGAGCACATGTCCACCATCAGGCCACATTCTATAGTTCAAATATTTACCACGAATATCTTGGAACCAATCGTGAAATGCAACTCCAACAGGAGCATTAGCACCCATTTCTACAGGATCACCAGCTACAGCATATGTGCCATCAGCTTTAATTGTACCAGCTTCTTCATCTTTTGCAGTATAATATAAATTAGTATCATCTCCACCATTTGCTGGAACTACTAAGTTAGTAATATATTCGTCATAACCAAAGTACGACATGTCTTGTGAATATGAGCCCACACCACCATTTACTTGGTCATCATAACCATACAGAACTCCGCTTTCTCCACACATTTTTATTCCACCATCAGGTTTAATATCATATACGGAAATTGATCCTAAAATTCTACCTTTAGGTATTACAACATAATCTTCATGTGTAATATCTTTTTCGATAACTGGTAGATATTTATAAGGTGCGAAATATTCTGCAGGGCGAATACCTTCAGAGACCTCAAGTCTTGCACGTTTTGCAAGTGGGGTTTTAGCCCATTTCTTAAGTCTGTCTCTAGTAGGAACTCTATGTGTATTCTGTGCTTCAAAATTCAAATTAAAATTATCTAAAGCCATTTTATCCCTCCATTAGAATATTTTTTTTAAAAAAGCGATCAATTCTACTTTTATGTGAATCCTCATTATCAATGAGACCATCGCTATTATTATCATTATCTGATTCAGACGAATCTGTTAATGTTTCATCGTTAACTTTAGGAATACTATTACTTGATTCATTTCTGAAGTCAGCTAATGTATCAGCAAGACTTTCAGTTTTTCGTGAATCAAATTTTTTGAATTCCTCATCTCTATTTTCGATAACTTTTTTAAAGTCTAAAATATTATCGATTAATGAATGCTTATATTTTACAGAAACATCAGCATTATCATCTAAGAGTTTATTGATTTCGTCCTCTTTACTATTTAGTATAGTAGTTTGTTCAGAAATCTTATCTTTTAATTCAGTTTCACTTACAACTAATGCGTCTTTATCATCTTGTAAAGTTTTTAACTCTGCAATTATAAAATCAGCAAAAGCGATAATTTCATCTTTTTTACCTTTTTTAATTTCTGCAAAATCTTCAACTTTAAAAGTTGGTTCAGTCTTTGGTTCAGAATCAGACGAGTCTTCATCTTCAACTATAAGGTCAGCATCTGGATTACTTTTAAAGAAGTCGTTAAACTCTTGAATTTCATCTTCAGTAAAATCTTCATTCATGCGATAAACTAAAAGATCACCATTTTCTTTTAATTCATCTTCAAGTGGTTCTACACCATATCTTTTACCTTTACGATATAATGCCCCAGTTACTTTTTGTTTCGCAGAATCAGATAATTCTGATTGTTTTAGTAATTTCAATCCTGCGATAACATGGGCTTCATCCGTAGCAGGAAAAGTTTTGCTAGGACCACAAAATGCTGATTCCGCAATTTTACTTCTATCAGTCTTTTTTGTGTTTTGTTTCATATTATCCTCCATAAAAAATTCAGTAAGAATATTTTCCTTATCATCAAGGAATTTCTCATAAGCCATTTGGCCATCACCGATATCAATAGATACTATTCTGGAGTAGGAATCCGCAGGATTATTTACAAAAGAATTCTCTCTATATGATATATTATCAACTATCCAATATACTCGTTTACCTTCGAACATAGTGCCTTTTTCGTGTTCACATAAACCATCAGTTGTAAGAACTTGATCACATATTGAACAACGAACACTAGAAGTTGAACTACCAACGCTACATGTATAGTATATACCTTTTATGACTTTTGAGATTGCATCAGAATCTGTTACTCTAACTTTCAATTTTATAAAGTCTTTAGGTTCACCTTTTACAGTTGCTTTGTCTTCTATAGTATAAGCCATAACACGACCTACAGCATCTTTATGTTTATCATGATGAAGGAGTTGTGGCTTTTTATAAGGAGTAGTCCAAGATTTACCACCAGTAGTAGCAGCATCGATTGTATATAACAATGAATTATCATTAATAAAATTTAAATGCGTAGCATTAATATAAACGTCTACGAAATCTAATTTATCAACTAATTCTTCTAAGTCTTTATTTTTCGACATCATTTAACTCCATGTATATATTAAGATTTTTAATCTCATCTAAGATAGATGTAATCATATAATTATATTTTTCATCTGAATCAATTGTATCTAATCGATTTAATCTATCTTTAAATCTAATACTAAATGTATTTAGTATTGAATTATAATCTAATTCGTCATTGTTATTAACCATAGTTAGTATAGTATCTTTAATCTTATCCATAGATTTATTATAGAAAGTAGTTCTATTTATTTTAGATTTATAATTACCTCTAGCTAATAATGATTTAGATAATGTTTCGACATAATTTACATCTGAATCTAGATTATCTTTTTTGAATGTAGGTCTACTGAGTTGTGTACCATGTTGATTAGTAGGTCTACTATTTGATTTATTTTTATTTTCAGATGCTTTTGTTGATTTTTTAGCTTTAGTAGAAGTTGTCTTTTTTGTTGTAGAGGTTTTACTAGTTGACGTACCAGCAGTAGGTTTCGGTGCAGCTTTAGCAACTTTAATATTAGCATCTGCTTGCTTATCGATAATTGGAATTTGAGCTTCTGCTTCTGCTGTTATTAATGGGATTTGAACTGAATTAAGATATAATAGATCTTCCTTAAGTTTTGGTTCCATATCCATTTGTATTCTAGCTTCATCTCTATCAATTAAATTCGCTTGATACTTTTGAATAACATGTGTTTCTTTTTTAATAGTAGCTTCTAAATCGATCTCATTAAAATTAAGTTCATATTGAAAGTTATGAGGATTATATCCACCATCTAGAATTAATTCTTTTAATAATTCCATTTCTAACTTTTCTTTAATAATTTGTTGATACGATTTTGTAATAGATTGCATAGAAAGATATGCTGCTTCTGCTGTATTTCTATTTGATGTATCGGATTCACCCATAGCTACTGGACTAACACCTAATCCTGTATATACTCTCTTTTTGAAATGTTCTATATATTTAATGATATCTATTGGGTCATTATTATTAGTTACAGTTTCAACAGTATGTGTGTGAGGAACACACATTATACCATAAGTGTTCATATTATTAATTTCCATAGCAACTGAATCCACTTCACCAGGAGCAGCAGGATGATTATCAGTACCTACTTTATATAGATATAATGGAACTGCATATTGAAAACCTAATATTTCAGCTTCTTCTTCTAATTTACGTAAAGCTCGAATATCATCTAATACTGGAATTATACAAGAACGACCAGTTAATACACCAGGGATTTTATTATAATATAAATGAATAACATCATCT